ACCATTATTAATTAATTGGCTAGTTGTTGTTACAGGTGCAAAAGCATTCACAGGCTGCAATGCGTAGTCACTAAGTAACCCATTTACCTGACCAGAAAAATTGTAATAAGCATCTACCGTACCGCGAGCCACTACCGCTGGGTCTTGCGTTGCGTCACCCACGTAATACAGCGTGTCGCCTGACTGTGTAGATTGTGCATTAATTAATTCATTTATGTTTTGATACAGTTCTTGCGGTGCCCTTTCTGCGTTGCCTAAGCTTTCTATTTGCCATTGTCCCTCGATTCTATTCCACCGCGTTGTGCGGTCGGTGCTAAAGGCATACGTGCCATTTGCAGGGGTTGGGTGTGCGGTGTTTAATGCGTTAAGGGTTGTGAACGTGCCTAGGTTTAAAATAGAACCTATTAAAAACGCGTTTATTTGCGTAGGCTCTCCTGTACCGTCTTGAATTAAAACTTTTGCATTTACAGGTAAAACGGTATCCGTTACTTTTTCGTTAAAATAATCCCTAAATAATTTATCTGCCATTATACGTATATTAATCGGTTATTGTCACCGTCTGTTAAAATCTCAAATAGTTCACTCAATAAATAATCGTTATCGGTGGCTAAAACAAAGCCCGCATCTTCTAAATTCGTGAATAAAGGCGATTTAAAACGCTCACGCGCTTCTAGTTCTAACTGATAACCGTTAAAATCTGCGTTTCCATTTCCTATACTTACCGTAAGGTTAAGCAAATCCACCCCATTAAACGCGCCCATTAGCCGAAACAGACCGTTATAATCCTCAACTATTACACCCAGCCTTATATCTTGGAATCTATCTAAATCAAAGCTACTTTCTAACTCTATTTTTTTAAGTATTAAATTTACTTTTTGCTCATATCCGTTGTCGTCGATTAAACTTTCGCTTAAATCATTACCATTTGCGAGTGTTTCAAACTTATAAACTAGCGTAATCGGGTAAGACTCTAAATTAACACCTCTAACCCCTTGTATTTGTGTGATGTTATATTGCTGCCAACTCCATAAGTAAACGTTTTTAATACCTCCTAGCGTGTCTTTGCACGGTTCTGTACGTCCTCTATCTATCTGACCCATCGAGATACCATAATTTTATACGCGGTGAGTCTTTTAAATAGAAACCACCCACTATATTACTACTTATTACAGGGTCAATATCGTAATTATTCGGCTGCGCTTGTTGATACTCTGGTATATCATGCCCTTTGTCTTCTAAATATCTTTCTAATCTATCTATATAAACTTGCGCCTTTTCTCTTATCGCATTTGTGCGTCTGCTTATTATTGTTTCTTGCGTGTTTTGCGAGTCTGGCGGTGTTACGTCAAAAACTCCGTTGTTATTTACGGACATACTAGCAAATAAAAGATATTCAGCAAAGACGCTATTCCATAAAATAGGCTTGCAATAGTCAAACACTATCTTTTTGTAATGACCTGTAAGGCTTTCTATGCCGTTATCTGTTATATCTTTAAGTATCTTATCTATTAACGCAGTGCCTAGTGTAGGCTCTAGTACAAAGACCTGCTGCTCTGGTATCATGTATGCGTATTTGTCCACGTCAACGTTCCCGCCCATTGGCGTGTTACGTGTTATTTCTATGGGTTGTATGATTAAAGCCATTATCTTAGTTTCCAGAAATTATTTGATTGACTTGCAATGCTTGCTACTTTACTTGAGTATTCGGGAAGTCTAAAGTCCGCCCTGTCGCTTGGGTCTAGTGCTAAAATTCTCCGCCTCGCCTCGTTTACTGAAATGCGTTCATTGTTGCGTCTTAAATATACGCGACGTTCCCAAAAATGCTTACATCGTACACCGCCTTTGTATAAAAAAATGTTATATTTATTTGAACCATTCGCGCCCATTCCTGCCTGTATTACTTGCTCACTCGCAGCATCAATGTCCTCTTTTCTATATACTAATTTAGCCGACATCATTGCCTTGCAAAATTCTCGCTGTGGGTTAGGATTGCCCTTGTAAACAAATCGAACCTTAAAAAGTTCATTGTCCTGGTCGCTTTTATTGCTAGGGCTATTTGCAATCGGGCTTGCGAGGTTTATATCTACGGGTATGCCGCGTATAGCCTCTTCGCTTATAAGTTCCCACTCGTCGCCCATTACTTCGCCTAGACCTATTAAAAACGCTGAACCGTCGGGCTCTTGCTCGGATAGTGTAGTTGTTTCTACTGGCGCGTCGATTATTTCCTCTTGTTCCTCTTTTTTATTTAAGGCTTCAAAATACAAATCTAAATTTATACCTTGCTCTTGCAAAAATGGTGTGATGCTGTCTATTATTAAGTCCTGCTCTGGATTAATGCGCATATCCATTGTCAAACTCAAAGCGGTTTGTAATTCGTCTGCATTGTTGCCTAGCCCGCTGTTATCTTTTATGCCAAACAAAACAGGAGATACTACACCGTGAGCGCGCATTATTTTTTCCTCGCCTTGCTTGTTTACGCTTTCCCATTGCTTATGCGAGTCGCTAACTTGCAAAGGCACTATTTCAACAGCAGCTTCTTTGCCGTCGTTAAATGATATAATAATCTTGCCAGCGTTTGTACTGCCAGTCATTTGCATCTTTATACGTCTTTCAATCTCTTCGCGTTGCTCTTCGGTTGAAGGAACACCGTTGTTCATGTTTACAATGTAGCCGTAAGAAAAACCGTTTTTAATGTGGTTTATATAATAGTTAGAAATTTCTTCTTCCATTTCTGCATACTGCAAACCGCTTTGATACTTTGGCAAAGAGTAATAAGACGCGCTGTCTTGCGCATCGTTTATATATAAAATTTCAGTTTCTGAACCGTTTGTCGTTCCGTATTTAGGTATAAATTGAGGCTCATACTTCTTAACGTCTTTCCAGTTTTTAGAATACCAAAATCCGTCTACTTCTCCGTCCTCGTTAACCTTGTTAAACGCTAATTTTGTAACGTCAATATACTTGGCTTGCTTTGTTCCGTTTTTGTTTGTGATGATTTGAAACGCAGCGTTAAACTGCAAGGCATAATCTTTTATGACCTTACGCAAATCTCGCTTAGGTATAGCCGCTAACATCTTAGCGTAGTCCATTGGCTTGCGCGCTGCATCTCTAGCGTATAAGCCACGCCCAAAATAAAGATTTCTATAACCGTTTATAATTGTGCTATTCGTTGGACTTCCGATATACCTATCTTCGACGTACTGAAAGTATGAATTGTCTTTGCCGTTTAAAACCCAATCTTTTCCTCTTACCTCTTCAACTTTAGCCTTAACGTAATTATTTAACTGTATTATTTTTATGTCGCTCATGCTTTTAGTGTGTAATTTTGTAAGTCGGTTTGATTAGTGCAATATATTTCGCCTCTATAAACCACTTTTAAACCGTTGTAAATGTCGATAGTTAAGTTGCTGCCCTCGCTTAATGTTATGCTGTCTGTCGGCATTGTAAATGACAAATAACCGAGCACCTCAAAGTTAGGCGCGAACGTTTCGGACGTAAAAGTGTTACCGTTTGCCTTATCTTTTAGCGTATAAAACACTTCGGAAAGGTTAAAACTACGCGGTATAAACTTAAAGTTAAAATTTGCTAAGTCCTGATTAACTATTTTCATAAAGTTAAAACGATTTGCACGTGTATTTGTTTAATAAAAAAAGCCCCTAAAATTAATTAGAGGCTTTTTGCTTAAATATTTGTTTTACTATGGGTTAATCGGTGTGCCGTCAACTAATGCTTCAAGTGCGGTTTTTGTTGCTGAATCTAAAAGCGGGGCTATTTTGTTTTCTTGTGCTGAAAACGTTAAATTGTAACCATTAAAATCTGCTTTTGCGCCACCTGTTCCGATAGTGCTTCCTGTGGTTTCCATACCCTCGCTTATTCCTGCGACGTGGTAATTATCGTTGTTATCTCTAACGATTATTACAGGTCTACCCGCTACTATCTTGTCAACTTGCGCATGTGTTAACACATCTTGCTTCTTTAATACTAAAGTAAGCGTTTGCGTGTTAACTCTTGTACCTGCCTCACGGCTTCCTATTAGACCTTGGTCAAAAGTATTGCCCTCTGCTAGTGCTTCAAACTTATAAACAGTGGTTAACTCTGCTGCAATAGCTGTTACCGCTCCGTCTAGTATTGTAAATGCTCCGTCTGCCTCGACAAAATCCGCAAAGTACACCGCTCGAAGACCTCCGAGCGTGTCCTTACATGGTTCTGTGCGTCCTTTTGTTACCAAACAACTCATTATGCACCTACGTAATAAACGATATCCTCACTATTATAATAGTTTACACCACCATTATATACCATTTTCATTCTAACCTGTCCATCAAATAACACATCTTCCATGTCTTTAACTCTGATTTCGTTGTGATCTCCTAGCAAGCCAGTTGCAAAAGCAAGGTTTTTAACCTCGTATGCTACTATCGTGTTGTCAGCAAGACTGTTTACAATCTCTAGTGTGTATCTTCCAAATACTAAAGATGCGTTTGCGTTACCACCTAAACCGTTAATAGCTCCGAAAGAGGTAAGCTTCTGCAAGTACTTAGTAGCAACGTCAGGCGATACAATAAATACAAGGTTTTTACGTAGCATTGCGGTAGGGATAGAATTTTCTACCAACTCCAAAGCCTCGATAACGTTGTCCTTTGTTATTGCACCCGCTGCTGTAGGTTTAATCACTGCTGCATCGGCTGTAAACAACTTTATAAAGCCATCCCACTCACCAGCAACATTACTGTCTCCGTTCCATATAAGGTCGTCTGTGCGTTGTGCTGTGCTTGCTAGAACCTCGGCAAGTATTGCGCTTTCAATGTCAGCAGCTAGAGTGTCGTTAAATGCGCTTGCACCAAAACCGTCCTCGCTCCATGTTTGTCTGAAATCCTCTTTACATACTTCGAGGTTGTTCATTAGCTTAACAGGGATTATTTGTCGCTCGTTTAAAACGATTGCACCCGCTGGAGTGAATCCACATGAATAAGCAACTGTGCCGTCTGTGTATCTAATGCGTCGCAAACTGATTTTATCGTTTACGTTAAATAAAGGAGTTACTAACCCTTTTGCTAAAGTGTCAGCTTCTCTGAATGCTGCACCGATTATTTCACCTGCGACCTTGCCCGCATAGTTACTTGATACTGTTGTAGTTGTTGCCATTTTTTAGTTTCTATTTTTTTGAATTTGAGCAAGTATACGCCCTTTGGCGGTTGCTGGTCTTTCGGTTAGTGTTACTTGTGATTTTGCCTGTATGCGTGTTGTTGCTGGCTGCTCGCCCATTTTAGAAAGGGCTATTTTAAAGGCTGCGTTTTCTTGCTTAACCTCTGCTAGTTGAGTGGTTAAAGAATTTAAACCGAACCTTTTTTCTAAAGCGTTAAAAAACTTATTCATTTCGTCGTCGGATAGTTCCGCTTCAACTTCTGGAGCGTCCTCTGCTGGTGCTGCTTCTGGTTGCATAATCTCTGCGATTATACCCTCCTCTGCAATAACCATCATAGTTCCGTCCTCTAGGCTATAATCACCTACTGGTAAAGGTACTTGCTCGCCCTCGTTCTCAATAAATACAACCGTACCTACCTCTAGTGCCTCGCCTTCATAAAAGACTTCTACACCGTCAGCGGTTAAAACGCTGCCTGCTAGTTTAACGTCCGTAGGTTTTGATGCGTTAATTAAGGCTTCCCCTAATCGCTGCAAAATCCCTTTGGACTGATTTTGTTTATTCATAGTTACATTTTTAGTTATCTCTTTTAAGTTAAAAATTCCGTCAATACTAAAGCCTAAAATCTTGCCGTCTTTGGCGTCTTGCCATACTTTGTCATCGTGTACTTTCATCATAACAGCCCATGAGCCTACGCGGTCAGTAAACCCAAACTTGCGCGTCTTATCGTGCACGTCGTCTTCTATAATCCACGATTCAACCACGCTCACCGCATCGCTTCCTAGGTCAATCTCATGCTCTAGTGTGCTGTTGTTTACGTTGCCTTTTTTCACAAAGTCGTGAGCGGCTTGTACTATTGTTTTGCTAGAAAAAACTAGATTATAATCTCCGCTTTCGTCACTTCTAAAAATAGGCTTGTTAGGCACTAACGCTATGCCCATAAGTATGCGTCTTTCCTCGTCTACCGTTGCAAGTTTTACCGTCTTTTTTTGCTCGGATAGTGTGATCCAGTTGCTTTGCATGGCTGGACTTTTAACCACCGACAAAGCGTAGACGCCCTCGTTTTCTTTTGGATTATACTCGACATTGTAGATTCTCATATAGTTATAACGATAGGCTAAACCTTTTGTTTAACTCAAAATAAAAATAAATACGATTTTGCTTGTTTATATCAATTAGTTAAGTTTATATTTACACCAATCAAAACAAAACAAATGAAAACTTGTACTAAGTGTAAAGATGAAAAACAATTAAGTGAGTTTTATAAAACTGGTAAGTATTTAGCTTCTTATTGTAAGCCTTGCCATAGTGAATTTCAAAAAAAATATTTGCAAAGTGATTCAGGTAAAGAAACCCGAAAAAAATATATGCAAAGCGAGGCTCGTAAGGAATATCAAAAAAGATATGGTCAAAGTGAGGCTCGTAAAGAAACCCGAAAAAAATATGAGCAAAGCGAGGCTCGTAAGGAAATTAAAAGAGAATTTCATAAAACAGATGCTTTTAAAGAGGCTAAAAGAAAATACAAGCAAAGTGATGCGGGTAAGCAAAAACAAAAAAAATATCAAAAAAAACATATAAAAACAGAAAAATATTTTAAACAAAAGCTTAATGCAAAAGGCTTTAAAGAAAATGATATTACCCCCGAATTAATAGAACTGCAAAAATTATCAATTGTAACATACCGTTACACTCAAGAATTAAATCAAGTAAAATAACAATTATGAAACCAGTAAACAACAAATCACTACTCGCATTTATCTTCGGACAAATGGAAAAACTAGACAACAAAGAGATTGATGTCGAAACGGCAAACAGCCACGCAAACCTCGCAAAGGAAGCGTCTAAAAGTATTAAGTACGAAATGGATAGGGCTATGACTTTACTCAAGTTAAGCCAGCACAACAAAGCCACGGGCGACGAGATACAAATAAGGAACGTCGAAAGTATAACCTTTGAGCCTTAAAAAACTTAACCCTATCAAATCGATAGGGTTTTTTATTATCCAAAAGCAGCCTGCGACCTTGTACTGCGGTCTGCGGCTTGCTGGCTTGTAACATCTTGACCTACTACAAAGGCTCTTACAGGCGGTGTATCTTGCTCGTCTAAGCCTGTTCGTAATTGGTTTACATTTGACCTACCTACTAAATTAAAAGCTGGCTGCTGCGTTGCTGTTGCCGTCGCTGTGTTACCACCAGAGCCGCCTCCTTGACCCGATACCTTTACGGCTAGTATTTGCTTAACGTTTGCAAGTCCAGCCGCAACCGCTGCTGCTGCTGCTATTGCTCCGCGTATAGGCGCGTCAGGTGTTGCTAGTGTTTGCTGTGCTTTAAAAGCAGCCGTAGCACTTTGGTAAGTGTCAACTAAAGTAGTTGCTACCGCTAACGCTTTGCTTGCAACCGTTCTTTTTCCTGCTAACGCTTCTAACCCTTGCGCAACCGTGCTTAAATTATTAAGGGCTTGAATTTTAGAATTAGTTTTTAAATTTTCTAAATCTATTTCGTCTTGCGCATCTTTTTTGTCTTTTATTTTTTTTTCTTCTGCGGCTGTTTTATCTAAATCTTTTTGCTGCTGTGCAAACTTTGCATTTAACAATAAAAGTAACGAGGCTTTTTCTTCTTCTGTTTGCGCTAGTAGTTCTATTTCTTGCTCGGCTCTAGTGCGTGCTAAATCTAGTTTTTGCTGTGCTGTTATTGCCTCCGCGTCTTGCGCTTCTGTTCTGTATCTTTTCTCTAAATCAGCAATCGCTTTTGCGTGGTCGTCAATCGCTTTTAACTCGCTTTCGTTTATTTTTTTTAAAAAATCCGCGCGGTCTTTTTCAGATAATTTGTTATTTTCTGCTATAAGTTTACGCTGCTCATCAAAGCCTAATTTTGTGTTAGTTAGAGCGTCTGTCATTTCTTGCTTGGCTTGCTCGTTAACCACCCTTAGCCGTTCCTTTGCTGCGTCTGCTGCAACCTTTGCGCGGTCTTGCGATGCTTTTGCTGCGGCTTTTTTAGCATCTTCTAAACCTTTGATTCTGGACTTCTCATCGTTGTTTGCTCTTAGTTCTTGCTTGTTTATATTGCGTCTGTCCTCGGCTGATTTTCTCTCTAATGCTATTAATGCAATTTCAGCGGCTGCGGCTGCTTCTAAATCTTCCTTACCGCTATCTGACTGCTCGTTAAGTGCAAGTATAGCGGCTAGTTTTCTCTTTGCGTTTGCTAGTTCCTGCGCTGTTTGCTCTCCCTCGGCTTTTTTAATTGCATCTAAAGCATTTTTTTTATCTTTAAAACTTGCGTTTTCGTCTGTTAGTAATTCCTTAGATACTGCTAGATCTTTATCTAGTCTAGCGCGTGAAACGCTTAAACCTCGCATAGCGTCTGAAACCTCTTGCAGTACTTTTGTCGCATCCGCAGCCGCTTGAAACTCTCTAGCTACCTCGTCGCCAAAACCATTAACCGCTGCCCTGCCCTCTTCTAAGGCTCCCTTAAAATCTCCGCTAAAAAATTTAACTATTGCGTTACCTACGTTTAAAATTCTATCTCTAACTACATCTATAACCGCGCCTACGCCAGCCATTACCTGCTCTAGTTGCTCGCCTCCTGCTTTAGTAGAAGTGAACGCTTTAAACAATAAAGTAAGCGCGCCAACTATTGCAACCAATGCAAGCCCTAAAGGATTTGCAACTATTGCGACCATTGCTTTAAGCATTCCTTTCATTCCCGAAATGGTTTGACTTAATGCTGGTGAAACTCCAGAGATTGCGCTTTCAGTACCCTTAAAACCTTGTGTAGTTTTTTTTGTTGCGTTATCGCTTGCCGTTCCTACATCGTTTATTTGACCTTTTAAATCCTTTACGCCTTTGGTTGCCTTGTCAGATTTAACGACAATTTCAATCTCTTTTTTTATCATCTTACAATAATTTTATAAGCTCGTTTTACCTTTTGCTTTAGGTCTTTTACATCTGTGATGAGTTCGTACTTTCCCTTTGCGATTTCTATTGTTTCAGTTTCACCGTAGTACTCAAATGCTTGCAGCGCGTCTATTATTTTGGCTATCATGTTGCTAATTGTAAAATTGTTATTGTTGGGTTACTTAATCCGTCCGTTATATTTATCGTGCCTACTCTGTCCTCTGTGAAATTATCGGCTTTAAATGTAAATATAATGTTTTCGCCTGATGTAACTACTGGCGTTTGTATAATTATAAACTGGCTTTGCGTAGTTACAAATGCTTGCTCTGCACCTGTGTAGTAAATCGACCCGCCGTCGGCAAATTGCCCAGTAGATTGTGAAACCTTGCTTATGTCGCCCGCGCTTAGGCTGGTAAAAATATCATTTATTAAAACCAGTTTTGAAACGCCTGTGATTAAGTTAGAATCCACCGTATCTATAATGTACCTATCGCCCTTTATTATTAATCTATCGTTTAGTTTCAACTCACTTGCAAGTGTTATCGGTAGATTAGCGTTTAGCGTGAACTGTCTGCGGTTTTCACTAAACAAATCATTTAGGTAATCGCTATAAAAGCGTGAATACCAGTTATCTAAAAGAGCAGCACCGTTATACTCGCTGAACTCCGCGTTAAATTGTGCCGCAAATCCACCTGTTAACTGTAATGAGTGACTAGGTAAGCGCGCTTTTATTACTTCTTGGTATGTATCGCCACTGAATCCGATGCGATTATCGGACGTTAAATCTAGTAATGGCGCGTAAAATAGGAACGGTGCGTTGTTATACGCGTTTAAATCCTTATCGACTATCAACCCATACTGCACGGTTGAGCCTGTGAAGCGTTCAAACTGTGGATTTTCAAATGGTAGTTCTATTTTTAACTCGTCTTCTGCTGAAATATTCTCTAGGATATCCTCAAAACCACCAAACTGCTGCGAAAAAATACCCTCGTATTGCTCGGCAAGTATGCTCTGTTGCTCTTTATAACCAAAATTAATTTCTTTGTACAACTTACCGCGTGTCACGTCTAGCGTTTCTATATCTACATATTGCGATATGTCAGTAATTGCTCCGCTATCGTACCAACTTGCAAGGTCATTTACATAAAGGTCACCGTTATTTTGTGGCACTATTACCAAATTAAACGCCTTTACGATTGCGGCTATAAAATCAACTACTTTTATATCGGGCAAAATGTTCTTAATCTCTACTTGTGGCACAAGGCTGGTAAAACTGCTAGTATTTGTGCTTTGATCACTTACAAAAATATTACTAGAGTTGATTACAAAGTTCAAAGTTTGGTATGTTATGTCTACCGTAGCGGTTATGATTCCTTTTATTTGTAATTTGTAATTAAATATATACGCTGCGGAAGTAAACGGTAACAAGTCACCTCTATAAGTTATAAAATTATTACCTGTTAAATAATCGCTTTTAAAAACTTGTTCACCATTTATAAAAAATAACAAACGGTATTCAGAATCTCCCGCGATTACATTTACGTTAGCGCTTATTTCTGGTCTAAATCTAGGTTGATTAAACCGCCTTTGATAAGGTCTAATAGTAAAAGTATGCAGCTCTAGTATTCGACTAGGAATAGCATCATCTTTGCCATTGCCTAAACTCATAAACAGGTTGTCGAACTCTTGGCGCGCAAAAAAATCATTTGTAAAAAACAATCCATACTGCGTGCTTATTGCTTGTATTATTTCTTTTACTTTTATGGCTGGTTTTAATTCTCGCCAGCTTAACCCGCTAGTAAATGCAGCGTCATACTTTATATTTATATTAGCCTCGTTGTCTAGTTGTGAGCCTTGAAATAAGTATCTTCTGTCATAAGATAAAAGAGGATATACTAGGCTTCCGTTTGCAATGCCTAGCGCGGTGTCTAGTCCACTTAAAACCGTTTGCGGGCTATATGTATGGTCAAACTCTGCAAGGTCTAAATCGCGCAGTTTGTCCTCACCTATTAAGTCTTTTATCTTTACCGTTTCACCAAAGAACTCAATCATATAATTCACTGGTACATTTGATTGCAGCGATGCACCGTTAAGTTGAACCTTGCCAATTTTATAAGTAACGCCACCTAAAAGTAATAACGCGCTTTGTTTTTTTCTTGCGTCAAAACCGTTTATAATTTGTGCGTCGTAATAGTGCTTAAAAATAGCGTTGTTTAGGTCGTCAGCGGGTACTCTGAATTGCTGCGTAAAGTCTGTAAATATTTTGGTTAGATCCTGAATTGATTGCACCGACTGGTTAAGCCTTATCGTTTCATCTGGAAATAAAGTAACGCGCTCAAATGGCGAGTTCTCGTTACGCTTTACGTAAAGGGCTAAATCGCTATACATTTTGCACCGCGTCAAATGATTGTAAAAAGTCGATAGCGTAATTAATTAATTTATCGTTAAGCCCTGTTAAAACCCTTAACGATTTGCTGTCTACGTTTACAGGTGTGAAAGTTCCTGCATCATTAAAATAAACATACTCGCTATTTAGCAAGTCTTTAAGTACTTCATTTTGTTGCTCGTTTATATAGCCGCTGTTGAGGCTTACCGTGGTTCGTGCGTTCTTGTTACCGCTTCTATATAAGTGTCGTGAGGTGTCGTATAAACCACCTAAAACAAAGTTATTTTTATACTCGCCCTCTTGCGTAAATGTTACGTTTTCGGTTTTAGCCTTAAAAAAAGTTAGTTGCTCAAATACTCCGAGCCTATTTAAAAACATAACGTTAACAGGTGTAAACTTGCACTCTTTTACTATCTCAAAAATATAATCATTATTTAATATAATGTAAGGCGTGGTTAATGCCGTAGTGTCTACAAATAAATACTGCACTCTTTCCTCAACTATCTGACTATCTAGCACGGTATTACCATAAATAGTATTATCATCTTTGTCTAAAAAAAAGTAACTAGAACCGTCGGCTAACACAGGAACTACGATTGTATCGCCTTGCTGAACTTGGTTAAACTTAGAGGTAAGTAAGACCTTGCTAGTAGTGTCTAGGTAGTTTGCTCCGTCAGCATAAGACGAATATCCACGCGTAGTAATTAAGTCTACTATATGCGACTGTGGCGATGTCTGTAAGTTGTTTTGCGTTCTTATTGTAGTTGCTACTAACGAACCAACCGCGCTCGGTAATATGCCAGTAGATGCACGCCATACTGGTCTAGGATTTAGGAAGTCTAAAGCAAAGCGCGAAATTAAAACATCAAAATATTCCCAGTTTAAACTAGGTGTAAATACTTTTTTCTCATAGTTGGGTGATGCAAGGCTTGCGCTCGTGTCGCCTGTCCTAAAAAACATTTGCACATTTTGGAATACTTCGGTAGTTATTCCTAAAGATAGGTAATAGTTTGAACGCGCAAGCATTAACCCGTCGATTGCTGGCACGCTGCTAGGTGTGTTAGTTATTAACGCGCTTACTCGTACGAAGTTAGGCTCGAAAGTAAGCAACTGATTAATAAATATATCGGGGTTTGTGCTTTTAACAGTTACAACGTTGTTTAAAATAGTACATTCCCATTGCCCACTAGCCACAAAGTCTAAATCTATCGCGTCTTTGTATAGTTGTGCCTGAGTATCTGCGTCCGTTCCTGCTGAAAATTCAAAGGGTTGCGACCTTGTTTGTACGATAGTTTCCAAAACAACCCCGTTAGACTGCGTGAATTGATTTGTAAAGCCTATTGATAGACCGTTATTTTGTACGTTAAAATCAAATTCCTGATTGAACGTTATTTCTATCTCTGCGAATGTTGCCATAATATTTATAACGATAAAATGGCTATCTTTGTTTAAATCAAAACAACGCTATGAAATATACATTTGTAAGAACACAAGAAAAAAAAGAGTGTTATACATTTGAGCAACCTGTAGATAGTGTTTAGATATGACCTTACGACGTAGTAAATGTTAACAGGTCGTCAAGTTCTAATGCAAACGCTTCTACCACCTCTTCTGGCAGTTTCTTAAATTCGTTTTCGAATGGCTTAGTAAAAAACTTAGTAGGCTTTATACCGCGTTTAAAAATAGCCGTAGCAACCGCAAAACCAAAGGATTTGTAAGTAGTGAACTTGCCTTGTTTGTTTCTAGGTTTTATGCCTTTAAGTTTAGCCCATTTCTCAAATATTTGCGCAGGTGGTTTCTTAGTCTTATAACTAAAAGGCGTGTTAAATTTGCGTTCCGTACCGGTTACCCCGCTATCTTGAAACTGCCAGTAATTTTCTAAATCAAAACTTAAAACAAAAGAGTTCGGGCTTACGGTTAAATCGTACTTTGTAGATTCATACAATCCCTTACTTGCGTTCATTTTATTACGCGTTAAGTTTGCGCGCGCTTGCTGCTGTACGCGCTTACCGAACGTGTCAAGGGATTTCTTTACGGACATATAGACATAACATCGTTAGGCACTTCAACAAGCAGGCTTAGTTCCCAGCCGTAAATACCATTTTTAACTGAATCTACCTTTGTGAATCCGCTATCGGTTGATACGCTTATAATCTCGTTCCTTACCAACTCATTGTACATACGTCTTAGCGATTGTAAAGAGGTGTTATAAACGTCTTGGCGGTTGTCGTTTGTTGTAAACTTGTCGGTGTTTATCTCTTTACGTGTTTGCACCATGTCAAGGATTTGAACGGTAACGTTAAACTGAAAATTATTAGCGGTAAAGTTTCCGTCTGCTGCCTCTATGTGCGCAAGCGGGTATAGGTTCTTTTTTTGTATATCGATTTGGTCTATCTGGATACCCTCGGTAACTGTGTTAATGTCGGTATCTGCGCTTAAAATAGACAGTAGGTAGTTAAGTAGTTGTGTATATGCGTTCATAATGTTAAAACGATTTGACTATGCTTTTTGTTTAGCCATGGTATTAAGGTCGCTTTGATAAGCCATCTCCATAAACGCCTCATGTATGCGCATTTGCTCAACTTGCTCAATGGTGTAATTGAACGCAGAGCATAGAACCCTAATGTGATGATACCAGCCCCATTTTTTACCGAAATTATTACGAATGTTTGTTGCGTCGTTTACTTCTCCGCCTTGGAATACTTCAGGGTAGAGGTTAACAAGTCGTCCCTTAAAGTCAAAAAAAAACCTATTGCAGACCTTACGACGTCCATTGGTAGCGCGTGTATTTTGTCTATGTGTAACGCTTCCCCTGTGTACTTTTCAACGCTGTAAGAGCCTATTACTTTCTGCTCGATAGGTCTGTAAAGTACCGCCATAAAAAAGTCGATAGTGCTTTCGTCTTCTGTATAAAATTTCTCTAAGTCCACGTATTCCGATACGCTTACATTGTCTAAATTAGGTATAAAGCCCAATCCTTTATAAGTAGTTACAAGCGGCTTTGCTGGCTCTTGCATTACACCCTGTAAGATAGTTACTATTTCTTTATAATCCTTTATCGGTATTTGTTCAACCTCTTTTAAAGATAGCCCGCAAAACACGCTTAACAGCTTCTTATCTGCTTGCTGCTGAGTTATCTCTTTGTTTGCGTTTAAGTATTCATTATACTTCATAAACTGGATTAGGCTTACCTCGCTTAGTTGTGTGGGTATGTTTATGTTCATTTATTTGTTTTTTAAATTATTTTAATTACCTTACGTAATAAACCCCTTTAGGTTTACCAAAGAGTTCCATTATCGCATAACGAACCCCGTCGATAGCGTGATTGTTTATATCGATAGGCTTGTTTAGTCGCTCGCCTGTCTTATCTGTCGCCCAAGTGTAAGATTGGAACTCCTTAATTAAGTTTTTAGACCTTGCGGTAATTACAATATCTTGCTCTTGAATTAATTGTATACCAAAATTTATACTGTCGTTGCCCTTTTTGGCTGGTAGTATGCGTATGCCGGCACGCTTAATTTCTGCTATGCTCTTTGGTTCTGCGCTGTCTGCGTATATGTATAGACTAGTCCCAATAGATTGCTGCTTACAGAGGCTTACAATGTCGCTGTTGAGCAATCCAGTCTTATACACTTCCTCGTCTAAGATAAGGCTATCGTTATATTTGTATATACTTGTTATCGCGGTAGGATCATTGGTGTAACCAAAATCTAAACCATGACCTAATAGCCTTGCATCTTGTGGCACGATGTCTATTTGTTTAAATGATTCAAATATAACGCCCTCAATGCCGCCTGTATTGCCTAACCCGTACACCTGCCATTTGTTAGCCCAATACTCGCTCTTAATTGTGCCGTCGTCATTGTAGCCCTTACTCTTATACCGCAGTATCTCGTTGCGTTCCTGCTCGCTTAGGTACTCGTTATCTAAAAATGTGAGTTGTAGGAAGTCGCAGTCGTCGCGTGGTATCACTTCCTTATGCGCCCAAAATTCAACGTTAGGATTATAATCAATTATTATGCGCTTAGCGCGTGAGGTTAACTCTCGGTATGATTCAAAGTTGATTTTGTTAGCTTCGTTAATATACACTAGGTCAGAGCGTAAACCCTTACCTACGTCGTCTTTATCTAATCCGATAAAGCGAATGAATGAACCAGTAGAAAATGTTATTTTAGGCTGTCCGAAATCGATACCAGTCATTTTACATTTAACACCTAATTTGTCTATAATGTTAATGCAATCTTTTAAGACCGTATCCCGCATCTTAGATAGTTCAGACGATACAATATAGCACTCTTTACCGTTATTCTGTGCTAGGTGGTTTATAATGATTATGCACGCGCTGTAAGTCTTTGCCGCACCTTGCGAACCTTGCAAACACCATATCTTTTTCTTGAGTCCTGCAATCTTACGTAGCGCGGTTGTTTGCTTAATCACTTAAAGGGTCTATATTTATAATTTGCTGCTTAATGCTTTCGCCATTCGTGGTGACGTCTATGCTTTGGTTAGGTTTGCCTATGTAATACTCTAGCAATATTTTTGACGCTGCTGTATCTTCCTCGTTTATAGATTTGTCATGCAGCATTTTAATTACATTTACTATGTCTTTAGGTTCAAGGGCTTGTTCTAACACTTCCTTATACTGATTCTTTCGCTTATCAAATCCTTTTGCTGCGGTGCTGTTACCTCCGTTGTTTTTTCTTTTGTCCATAATCAATACAATTCAATATTTGATTAATATTTAGCGTAAACCTTTTCTATTCCTTTAATTAGTTGAAGCCAGCCCTCGCCTCCGCAGCTTCTACACGGCTCTAGTGATGTGATGTTAATAGCGTTGTAAGTATCTTCTATAAAGTCCATATCCGAATCTAATATTATCTTCTTATCCGCTACTCTATACGCTCCCCAGTCCTCAAATTGCTGCTGTGTCATTTCGCCTTTAATCTTATTAAAGGGAAACGCTTTGTTTAAAAACTTTTGCCTACGTGAGCAGCCCTCGCACTGCTTAATACCTAGTGATTGAGTAAACGCCTTTACAACATCGCCTATGCCTGTCATTTGCGGTTTGTTCTTAACTCCTTTTTTTCGTCCCATTTTTCCTTTTGTATTTTTTTAATTCGTTTATAAACTGCTTTATCTCTTTGTCGCTTTCTTTTTCTGTCGCTTTGCTTTCTTTATCTTTCATTTTATTGCTTTTGTGCTAGGTATGAATCTCTTAATTCCTTATCAAATTTTAAACTGTCTTTAATTTTAACAACGTTGTATGAAATAGTTGAGTAGTGTAATTGATAACGCTTGCCGAGTTCACGAAATGTTTTGCCGTCTACCTCCATGAGTGCTAAATCCGCATAGTATGGGTCGTGCTGCTTTAACTTTTCCGTTAACATTAACTCCGCGGCTGTGGCTTCGTTATCTTCGTTCTCTTGCGTTAAGTAATTACTAACATCTTCTATATCTATGTCGTGCTTATCGGTTCTTAGAACGTCCCTAAACAAATTTAAGATACACCAGTAGACATATGAACTATTTGTCTTTGTGTAGCCGTTGCGGTCAAACTTTATATACATCTCTTGCACTAACTCATCGCCTAGTTGCGTGTTGTTAGTTATAGAGTAAGCGTAAGACCGCCATTTGTTATCATGCTCGGCTAGTTTATCTAAGGTTGTTTGCATGGCTGTAAAGCTACTAAAAATATACGAATAAATAACTAAAAAAACCGCTGAGATTAAACAGCGGTTGTTGTTATCTTCTTAATCTTTTAGATTCTTTTACCTTGCATATAGCAAGCAAGCTTTCAGTTTGAGTGTTAAAATCTTTTTTGCTTGTATAAAAACCCATGCTAACTTGGTAAGCATTTGACTGATTTCTGTATACATACTGCCACTCGTATACAGGCTCTGCTATCGCAGCCCATGTACCCTTGTTAAAAATGCGGTTTCTGTT